AAGTAAGTGCATGGGCAAATCAAGTTGGAACAGACTCAACAAATTTAGAACAAGCTACTAAAACAAAACAACCTTTAAGATATGGTTATGATGGTGCTAATGACAAAGCTAGAATAGAGTTTAATGGCACATCAAATTATATGACTACAGAGGGAGACAGTCCTATTGGTAATAATTTTACAATGTTTTTTGTAGCACAAAACAATACTTATAATTTTTATGAAGGAAAATATTTTAGTTATGTTGATGGTGATGTAGAGTTTTCTGTTAGTAGTAAAAATGGTTTGTTTACAGCTTATGCTAGTGATGATTCTGGTCATAGTGGCGAGTTATCTTTAACTGGAGGTTTAACTAATCAATATCATATTGGTATGGTCAAATTTCATAATAAAACATTGTATTTAGAATACAATAATACTTTAAGTGATTCTTTACATATACAACAATATGACCACAATACAACTCATGACCAAACAGACTTTACGATAGGTTATAAAATTTCTGCACCATCTACAAATTATTTTAAAGGTAATTTACAAGAAATTATTATTTACAATACTTCATTAGATAATGGTAAAATAGCAGAAGTAAAATCTTATTTAAACAATAAATTTAAAATATATTAATTATGGCTACGATAAATGGAACTATACATCAGTCTTTTTCACCAGTATCTTTTCAGCAAAGTGCTAAAGATTTAAGTTTTGACTCTGATACTAGGTCTAACTATTTAGTTAGTGCTAATGTGCCTAAAAGATACCAAATAAGATGGTCAGGTGCAGGTGTAAATGAATCTTACACACCTACTAAAACAGCAAGTACAACAACAAGAGGTGATATTGTAAACATGGTTTTTTATGTTTATGCAACAACACAATTTACTGATGACTCATATATCAATTTAAACAATTGGGACTTAGTTGCTAAAATAAAAAAGTCAAGAGATTTAGCAAATAAAAAATATAACAATGATGGCTCTATATTGGTAGACCAAAGATTTACAGTAGATATAAGTCAAGTTTGTCAAGATATACTTTCATATAGTTTAGTTCCTATTAATAAAGGTACATGGCAAAGCAGTTTATGGGGTGGCATGAATGGTGGACAAACAAAACAAGACAATGTAACACAATCTGTAAGTGAATACAATGTAACACCAAATGGTGCATATAGACACATAAGAGTTGTGGCAAGACCAGAAGTAATATTAAGTACAGGTTTAATTACTGAAGCTACAAATGAAATTACATTTCCTACAATGGCTGTAATAAACTCTGTACACCAGTTTGAAAGTGATGAGGTTTTATTATACAATAGATTTTTGATAGGTCAGTTATCAGGAGGTTTTTTAAGTTACTGTCCTAATAACAATAGCAGTTCTAGTAACAAACCTGCTCTTGTAAAATCTACAAGAGTTGATGAAACTGCTGAATGGCTTTATTTTTATATTAGACTTGCAAGGGTAGGTGCTTCAACAATGATAGAACGAGTTAATTTAAAGGTAGAAACATCTGATGGTAATACTTTTTATGTAGATGATTTTGCTAGTAATTTAGATTATGATGCAGGTAACTCGCAATATTATGAACAACAACATAAAATGTGTGTGCAAAATGTATCTATAGATTTTTTAAATAATAATGCAAAACAACAAGATGGTAGTGCCTATACTGGTAATAAAATAACATCATCTACTGATACATATACAATTAGTTTGTATTTTGACAAGGTTGGTGGCTCTGAAGAATTAATGTCAGAATATAGATGGTATAAAGTAGATAGAGAAGATACAAAACTACCATATGATTTTGTAAGGTTTCATTGGCTAAATAGAATGGGAAGTATAGATAGCTATACTGCTAAAAGAAATGTTGCAGAAAGCATATCTGTAAATAGAGATACAATAGAAACAAAAAGTGCAGATAGAACTTGGTATCAAAGCAGTAAAGATGGTAGTGGTAGTGCATTAGCAGATGCAGATTATATATCTAACACAATGAGAGGTGGTAATTTATATAAGGGTGGCAGAGAAGTTTTAAATGTAAATGCAAACAGAAACAATAGTGTATACACAGAGCCACTTAACAAATCTACTGCACAATGGTTAGAAGAAATTATGACTTCACCAAATGTTTGGATAGAAATGGACACGGATGCAACAGCAAGGGGTAACACAATGAACTCTTACCAAAGACCATCCACAAAAGAATATATACCTGTAATAATAACTAATGGTAGTGCTGAAACTGTTAATCAAGAAGCAGGGCTTGTAAGTTTTAATATTGAATACACTTTAGCACATAAAGTACAAACACAAAGAAACTAATGAGTAACGTAACAATAGAGTTATTAGATTATGTTTATGATGGTTCTAATATAGATTGGGACAAAAGTGTTGTTGGTACATTAGATGTAACAAGTCATTCTGAATTTCCTTTAGCTTTAACTTTTGCCATAGCAGACATAAAAGACATAAATGCTCGTAAAGGTAGCTTTAGTAAAACTTTTAAAATACCTGCAACAAAAAACAACAATCAGTTATACAAAAGTATATACTTAGTTAAATCTACAAGCACAAACAACTTGCTAAATAAAAAACCATGTAGAATACTAATTAATAATTTATATTCTATACAAGGTTTGTTAGAGCTTACAAGTGTTGGTGGTTATGACAATCCACAATATTATTCTTGTGTGTTTTTTGGTAACAATATTTCTTGGGCAAGTGATATAGGAGAAAATTTATTAAAAGATTTAGGAACAGATGGTGATGGTTGGGATAATTTAAAAGGAACTGATACTGGTAAAAATTTAATTGTAAACAAAACAGGAATAACATCTACTTGGGTACAAGATAATGCAATACATAAAGATGGTAATTCAACAACAAATAATATACCAGTAGTATACCCTATCGTTTCTTATGGTGATTTTAATCCATCTGGTGAAAGTCAAACAATACAATTATTAAACAGCTCATATGAACAAACTGGTTTTGGTGTTGCAAAATTAGGTTACTATGGTTTTAACAGTAATACACAACCTGATGGTAGTGGTTTAGATTATGGTAATCCAGAACCTATTTTAGATTGGCGACCATGTTTATGGGTATATGATGTGTTTCATGCAATATTTAATAATGTTGGTTATACTATAGATTCAACTTTCATTGAAACTGCTGACTTTAAAAAATTATTATTTGCATTGCCAAATTTTAAATACAATAACGCACAAGATAGATATTTACTGTATGGTTTTGAAAGTAGGTTTAGAAGAGTAACTGCAAATGTAAATGATGATGGTTTAATTTATGATGGTGCTACAGGTTATTTTAATATAAGTCAAACAGGTGTTGGAGGTACAGAATTAACACAAACAGATTTAGTAAACATTGTCAATACAAAAAAATATGTAGATAGTGGTGGTTCTGATAATTCATACATTAAAGATGCAGAGTTAAATGATGGTGGTCTGGATGCAAGTGGTATTTATACCTTTCCTGAATATGGAAGATACGACATAAATTTAGCAAATTTTGGTTATTGGTATGATAATGTTACAGACCCTAGTGCAAGTGATGCAGGTGTAGAAATTATAACCTCTTCTTTACAAATACAATTACAAACAGTAGGAGAGTCTACATGGAATACAATTGAAGAGGGTTTATTAGATAGCGAATTAACAATACACGACCCAACAGGTGCTAATACAGACCCTAATGAAGGAGAAAGAACTTTTCCAAATATAAAATTTAATAGATATTTTAATAAAAACGATAAAGTTAGAATAAGATTAAAAAATGTATTTAAACATCAAGGTGGTTCGGCAACTTCTGGTTTTAGATTATATTTATATGGAAGCAGTAGTATTCTTGCTAATAATAATGCAGGTTATGATGGTGTTTATAACATATCCTTTAATCCTGAATTTGTAGAATATGGTCAAACATATGATTTAAAAAATGTAATAAATAAAGAATACAAACAAATGGACTTTATTAAAGGTGTATCTCATGCTTTTAATTTACAATTTACTACAGATGAAATAAGCAAAATAGTTTATATAGAGCCATTTGACACTTTTTATAAATCTTTTTATGATGCAATAGACTGGACAGATAAAGTTGATTTAAGTCAAGAGATAAAAGATGTTTTTGTTAAAGATAGTTTTAAAAGAGATATTATTTTTAAATACAAAACCGACAGCAAAGATGCAAAGGTAGAACAAAGAGGTAATGATTATTTTGAAAAAATATTAGATGAATATCCTTATAAAGAAACATTATCTGATGAGTTTGAAAGAGGTGAGTCAGTATTTGAAAATCCATTTTTTGCAGGTACTTTTAATGCAAAAGATAGAGATGTTTCTAAAACACCAGACCCTGCATACAATGCTTGTTTGTGGCAAGAAAAACAAGATGGTGGTTTTATTTCACCAAACGATTTAGCAAGACCTGACAAAGGATATGATTTTTTACCTAGACTTTTATACTGGAAAAAATACAGTCCAAATTTAGGTGGAGCTACTTGTCTTAAATATGCTGTAGCACAATTGTTTAGTGGAACTTTTAAAGGTATTTTTGCTGAATCTGGAACTCCTAATGTTTTGTCAGATGTTTACCCACAAGCAACATCTATAAACAGAGAAGATGCAAGTAGTATGCTTTTAAGCTATGGTAATGTTTATGTAACAGATTATGATGATGCAACTAATACTTATGCAGACCAAACTATTGTAAAGGGTTTATATCAAACATATTATGAAAAAATGATAGATATGTTAAAAGAAAATCCAAGAGTAAGAACTTTAAATTTAAATCTAAAAATTCAAGATATAGTAAATTTAGATTTTAGAAAGTTAGTATATATTGATGGTGTTTATTGGAGAATAAACAAAATAACAGATTTTAATCCTCTTACAAATACTACTACAAAGGTTGAGTTAATAGAATGGGTAAATCTTGGTGATACTGTTGCTTACACACCTACACTAAACAGATATGATGGTAAATGGAATAATAACCCACCTACTGGAGGAACAGGAGGTTTTGAAACAAGAAGTTAAATATGTCTACACCTAAAAATCAAATATCAAACAAAGGAATTGCTAACGAAAGTGGCTTAGAAGTTTATATGACTGTTACAATTAGTTCAGTTGAGTATTTAATACCAATAACAATGAAAGACAATTTTGGTAATGCACATAAAGTATTAAGAAGAAGAGAAAACGAAAAAATATCTGATTAATGAGATTAAACTTAAAACATACTTATAGAAAATTAAGCAAAGTTGGTTTTATGATTGTAAAAGGTTTAAGGCAAGAATTAGTTGAGCAAAAACATAATGCTACTCATAAACTATCTAATAGTTTAAAACCTAAAGTAAAAGGCAAGTCTGGAGTAATGGATATTATTACGAGCAAGTTATATTGGAAAGCTGTAAATAACCCAAAATTTGCAAAAAAAGCAAATTTATCTGAAATAAGAAAATGGGTTTCTAGCAAAGGGTTGCCTATATCTGCAGCAGGTAGTGTTTTAAATAAACTTTTAAAAAAAGGTTATGGTAAGCCATATGTGTATTGGACAGAAGGTAATGCTTTAAGAAGAACAGATTTTGCAGGACATACAGCAAGAAAGTTTAAAAGTAAAGTAGCAGAAGAATTAGCACCTGCTGTAGGAGATGATGTAGCAGACATGATGAGAAAAGAATTTAATAAAATAAAGGGAGCAGAAATAAGTTAAAATATTATGGCAACAAATACAGAAAAGATAGTAGTACAGGTAGTCGTTAAAGGACAAGGCGAGTTAGAAAATTTAAACAAAAAAACAAAAGATACTTCTATAGGTTTTAATAAAATGACTGCAGGTGTTTTAGGAGCAGTAGCAGCTTTTAGACAAGTAAATAAAATTGTATCAAATGCTGTAAAAACTTTTAGAGATTTTGAATTTCAAATGGCTAAAGTAAAAGCTATTACTGGTGCTTCAAACAGAGATTTTTTAAAATTAAGTAAAACATCACAAGAATTAGGTAGGTCTACATTCTTTACTGCACAACAAGTAGCAGAGTTACAAACTAACTTTGGTAAATTAGGTTTTAGCACAAAAGAAATTTTAAAAGCACAAAAAGCTACACTTAATTTAGCAACAGCTACTGATACAGATTTAGCAAGAGCAGCAATTGTTGCAGGAGCTGCTGTTAGAGGTTTTTCCCTAGATGCTAGTGAAACACAAAGAGTGGCAGATGTAATGGCAGTAGCATTTACAAGCTCTGCTCTTGACATAGAAAAGTTCCAAACATCTATGACTAAAGTTTCACCTATTGCTGCAGGAGCAAACATTTCTTTAGAAGCTACTACAGCAGTTATGGGAACATTGACTGATGCAGGTATTGAAGCATCTATTGCAGGTACATCGTTAAGAAACATATTCTTAAAAATGCAAGACCCTGCATCTGATTTATCAAAGCATTTAGGTTTTACAGTAAACAGTTCAGAGGACTTGCAAAAAGCATTAAAACAACTAAATGAAGAAGGTTTGTCTAATGCTCAAATGATGCAACTTGTTGATTTAAGACAAGTAGCTGCTTTTCAAACCATGATAAATGGCTCAAAAAACATTTCTGATTTAACTTTTGAATTAGAACAAGGTACAGGTGCTGCTGATGAAATGGCAGGTATAGTTGGTGATAATTTAGAAGGAGCATTTAAAAGATTAACATCTGCATTTCAAGGTTTGCAAATTGTTATAACAGAATCTGTATTTGGTAAAGGATTACAACAATTTATAGATGGTACTGCAAAATTATTTAACAATTTTACTTCTTTTATAGAAGAACCGATTGAAGAAACTTTAGATAAAGACAGAATTGCTATGAATGCTTTAGTAATGGAAACAATGCAACTAGCAGAAGAAACTGACGAAAGAAGACTAGCTATAATAGAATTACAAAAAAAATATCCTGAATATTTTAACAATTTAGATTCTGAAAAAACAAAAAACGATGAATTAAAAGGAGCTTTAGAATCAGCAAATGAACAATACATACAAAGAATTGTTTTAAGAAAAAAAGAAGCAGAGATGGCTGCTGTTGCTGAAGAAGCTGCAGAACAATTTAACATAGCTCAAGAAGAAAGTAAAAAAGCAAGACAAGCAGCAATTAAATTAAACGAAGATTATAATTTAGGTTTAGACATAACAAATATGTCTTTAGAAGAAGCTAGAAAAGCTGTTACAAAATTAATGGTAGCACAAAGTGATTATACAGATGATGCTGACCCTACATTAATAACTTTAACCAACTCTGCAAAAAAAGCTGATGTTGCTAAAAAAAGTTATAATGATTTAACTGTTGCAACAGGAGATTTAAGAAAAGAATATAAAAAATTAAAAGATGAATTTGGCTTACAGGATGAAGAAGAAACTACTACAACAGGTACAGGTAATGGTGGTGGTGATGGCTCAATAATAGACAAATTAGCAGAAGAAACTGCTTTGCTTGAACAAAAACTAAGACAAGATTTAAACTTAGAAAAAGAAGCTCTAATAGAGGGAATGATAACTCAAGAAGACTTTAATTTAATAGCTTTTGAATTAGAACAAGCACATTTAAAGAAAATGCTTCAATTAAAAATAAAGTATGGAGAAGACACATCTCAAGTGCAATCACAAATTTTAAACAATGAACTTAACAGAATAAAAACTATAGCTGATGCAGAAGCTGATGCAGAAAATGCAAGAAAAAAAGAGTTTGATGACAGAATAAAACAGATGGAAGGTATAAGCAAACAGCTTATAATGGTAGGTGAACAAGAAAAAGAATTAATAGGTTTAAAAAGATTAGGTATAAAAATATCACAAGCATCTGCAGTTGCTAAAAGTGCTGAAGCTGCAGTAGATGCTGTAAGAGCTGTAACAAGTGCAGCAGCAGATTCACCATGGTATTTAAAAGTTATAAATGTTCTTGCTGTTTTAGCTGCAGTAACATCTGGAGTTGCTAATGCAAGAGCTTTAATGTCTGACACCTTTGCTGATGGAGGTATGGTACATGGTAAATCTCATGCACAAGGAGGTGAAAAGTTTGCAGTAGGTGGCAGAGTAGTAGAGTTAGAAGGTGGTGAAGCAGTTATAAATAAACGTAGTACAGCTATGTTTAGAAACCAACTATCTGCAATGAACGCAGCAGGTGGTGGTGTAAAGTTTGCTGATGGTGGTTTAATGAATATGCCATCATTTGCACAATCACAGTTTAATGCAACAAGTCAAGCAGGTATGATGGGTGCAATTGGACAAGGAAGTAAAGTAGTCGTAGTAGAATCAGATATATCACAAGTACAAAATACTGTGTCTGTGATAGAAGCTGAAGCAACATTTTAAAATTTAACATATGTTTGTTGATAAAAAAACTAAGTTAGAAAGATTAGCTATTTGTAAAAAATGTACTTTTTACAGAAACTTTTTGATGCTTAAAAGACCAGTTATAAATATAGGTTCAAGATGTAAAAAATGCTCTTGTTTCCTAGATGCAAAGACATCATTACAAGCTGACTGGTATGGCAAGTGTCCTGAAGGCAAGTGGTAATCAAAATAACAATATGAATATACAAGAAATAGCTAAAACTGTTGCAAAGACAGACAGAGAGATTATTATAAAATCTGTAGCTGACAACACAAGTTACAATGCAAACTTTGGTAAACACAAAATAGATGCAATGTATATTATGTACGACCAATGGCACAAATTATTTCCTGCACATAAGCAAGATATAAATTGTTCGTCATGTAGAAATGCAGTTGCAAAGTTCTGGAATACAATGTGTGATGAGTGGGCGAAACCAAAACCAAAAAAGAATGTCAAAAAGACAAAATAAGGTTGATGTAGTATATGACTACTTAGAATTGTTAGATATTGAGATAACAAAAAGGTTTGGTGAAACTGCTACACCTAAAGATATATTAAAACATTTAGTTGAAAGAGGTATGGTAGAACCTAAGAGGTTAAGAAACTATATGATAATAGCAGACTTTGACAGAAGGTTAGTACACAATAAAGGTAATAGAACACATACATTTATGGACTTGTCATATAAATATAGTATTAGCGAAAGTCAAGCACAAAACATAGTATATAAATATAGAAAAAAAGCTAGGGCTTCTGAAAATATCTCTTATTAAAAGTTTTTTCCATAAATTAGGTAGATTATCAGTCTATTAGATTCTAATTTTGCATCTATGAATAACAAATGGTATAATATACAAGGCAAAGCAACAGATGCTGTTGCAGAGGTTTACATCTTTGATGAGATTGGTGCATATGGAATTACTGCACAAGATTTTATTGCAGAGATGAAAGAGTACAAAGGTACTCCTGTCAATTTACGAATCAATTGTATTGGTGGTGATGTATTTGATGGGATGGCTATGTACAACATAATAAAAAAGAGAGAGGCAAAAACTACTGCATATATTGAAGGTATAGCTGCAAGTATGGGTAGTGTTATAGCTTTAGCTGCTGATGAAGTAATTATGGCAGAAAATTCTCTTTTTATGATACACAATGCTTGGGGTGGTGCAATGGGCGAGGCAGAAGACATGAGAAAGACTGCATCAGTTTTGGAAAAAATTAGTGGTGAAATTGCTAGTATTTACAAAAGAAAAACAGCATTGTCGTTAGATAGAATTACTGATATGATGGATGAAGAAACTTGGTTAAATGCTCAAGAAGCATATGAACTTGGGTTTATAGATTCTATATCTGATTCTATCAAAGTAGCAGCTAAGTATGATGTTTCTAAATTCAAAAACATTACTACTGAACAAATACATAATAAATTAAATATTAACGTAAATAACAAAAAAATGACTGAAGAGTTAAAAAATTGGTTTAACAACAAAGTTGATGAAATTGTTGCTTCTGTAAAAGGAGCTGACAACAAATCAGAAGAAGTTGTTACTGAAGTCAATGTTATGCTTTCAGATAATGAAGAAATATCAAACAAATTATCTTCTTTTGAAGCAAGTATTACAGACTTAAATGGAAAAATTGTTTCTTTAGAAGAAGAATTAACTTCTGCTAAAGGAGAAAACGAAACTCTTTCTACTGAAATAGAAAGACTAAATGCTTTATTAAACAAAGCAGATGCTAAAGGTACTGAAATAGAAACTGAAGGCGACCCTGCTGTAGTTGAAAATAAAACTGTTGATGCTAATGCAAGTTTTTACAATGCAATGGCTGAAAGAGTTAGAGCAAAATTTAATAATTAATAATCTAAAATAAATAAAAAAATGGCAAACGTAGCTTTAAATAGTATAGCAGCAACTTATAGTGGTGCTAACTTAAACGAAATCTTTTATGAGCCAGTATTTAGAAGTGATGATTTAATGCGTAACTACAGAGTTATCCCTAATGTTAAGCATAAAATGAATGTTTACACTTCTGCTGCTCTAACTAAAATTGTAGACCCTTACACAACTTGTTCATCAACAAGTGGTTCTACTCAATTTAACATTGATGACAAAGTAATTACTGCAGGTAGATGTAGAGTTGCTTTAGAGCAATGTACTGATGAGTTCTTTGGAACTTACATTGAGGAAATGTACAGAAATGGTGTAGATGTAATGAATTTAGAAGGTACTCAATTAGCTGATGCAATTGTAAACAGAGCAGTTAAAGGTATTGCTTCTGATGTTGTAAGATTAGCTTGGGGTGGTGATGGTGCATCTGCAGGTTATACAGCATTTGATGGTTGGATGAAATTAATGGGTGCTGATGCAACTGTTTTAGCAGCTCAATTACAATACACAGGTGCTGCTGACCCTGCAGCTCCAACAGCAGGTGAAGCAATTGGTCTAATTAGAAAAGCATATGACCAAGCTCCTGCAGCTTTACAACAAGTTCCTTCTGCTGATAAGAAGATGTTTGTAACTCCTGCATTATTTAATGCTTACTTAGCAAACTTAGAAGGTTCTTCTGCAGATTTAGCTATTGTAAACACACAAGATGGTTACACAAGAGTTAGCTTTAGAGGTGTACAATTAGTTCCTATGTATGAGTGGGATACTATCTTAACAGACCTAAACCCTGCAATTTTTGTAGACCAAAGTACTGCTGCAACTGGTAATGCTTCTCAAGGAGTATGTTACTGTGCAACAGAGAACTTAATTATAGGTTCTGATGTTACTGACCCAGAAGGTTCATTTAAAGTATTCTATGATGATTTAGAAGAAAAAATGTTCTTTAGAGGTTACTTCAAGTTAGGAGTACAGTTCTTGTACCCTTCACTTGTTCAATGGGGAATTGTAACAGCTTAATAACAATAATGTAATATAGAGAGAGTGTAAAAGCTCTCTCTAATTTACTTTTTAATAACTTTTAATAAATAATAATAATATGGCTATAGATACAGGTTTAGGTGTTACTTGTGCAGATTTACAAGCAACAGGTGGTATTAAGCAAATTCTTCTTCGTTCATGGGCTACTGGTGATGTAGTAAATTATGGTGCTGCAGGTACTCATTCTATTGTAAGTATACTTGAAACTGCTGCAGATGCTAACTGGTTTGTGTATGAGTTTAAAAATGAAACTCCTGCATTAACTATAAATGCAACAAAAGAAAATGGTTCAACAGCTTTTGAATGTGGTTTATCATTTATGCTTCCAAAAATGGATGTAACAAAATTTAGTGAGTTACAAAACTTATTAAATACTTGCATGATGGGTATTGCTATTGACACTAACGACAAAGCATTTGTTATAGGTGTTAGTGAGAAATATGCTAATGAAGATGTTCCTTCAAAAAATCAAACATTCTTGAATTTAGCAAGTATGGAAGGTGGAACTGGAGCTGCTTATTCAGATGAAAATGGCATAACAGTTAGTTTAATGGCAAGACAATTTGAATTGCCTAGAGAGTATGCAGGTACAATTACTGTAGATACTTCTGCATTAACTGCAACTACTGGAGCTTAATACTAAATAGATACATAATAGGTTTAAACTTAGGTTTTGTAAATCCTATTAATATCTTTTTTTTAATATGTGTGATTGCAACAAAAAAATTGTAAATTTATCACACTTAAAAATTTATACAATTATGGCAACATACAAGGCAAAATTATCTTCTGGTACTACATACAAAGGGGATTTTAGTATTTCTTGGGCATCAGCTACACAAGAGGAATTGGCTTATGCTTATGAAGAAGCAGGTTTAAATAATTTAATAGACAAAATAACAAAAACAAAAGATGAGTCAGAAAAAACAAGCAAGAAAAAGTCAAGTAAGAAAGCAGACTCTACAAAAGAGTAATACTTTTGAGTTTGGTGTTTTTGATTTAGCAGTACCACAAAACGTAGAAGAACCACAAGACCTATCAAAGGTACTAACTAAGTACATACCTTTTGGTAACAACAATTTATTTCCACAATATTTAGCAGAGCTAAAACGTAAATCTTCTACACACAGAAGTGTACTAGCACAAAAGACTGTATTTACAAGTGGTGCTAAGTTTGTTACAAGCAATCAAGATATTCAAGAATACATAAAAGATGTAAACGCTAATAAAGAAACTCTAAGACAAGTTTACAAAAAATTAGCTGATGATTACTATACTTTTGGAAATGCTTATGTAGAAGGTGTTTTATATGATGGTGGGGTAAACCTATACCATATAGATGCAACTACTGTTAGAATGGCTAAAAACAAGAAAGAAGTGTATGTACACCCAGACTGGGCAAAGTACAATACAATGAAAGACAAAACACAGACTATACCTCTTTACCCAAATTTAAAAGGTAAAAGATTTGTGATGCATTTTAAAGATTACGAACCAACATTTACTTACTATGGTTTACCTGACTATGTTGCAGCACTTGACCATATAGCTGTAGATTATGAGATAGGTAAATGGAATCACACTAAGTTTCAAAATGGTTTCCAACCTTCTGCTATTGTAGAAATATCAGGAGATATGGGAGAAGAAGAAGCTAAGAAATTAGTAAAAGAAGCACAGAAAAAGTTTGTTGGAGAGGGTAACAATGGCAAGATTATGTTTATTGTTAAGAATGGAGATACTTCACCTGCAAATGTTTCTATAATAAAAGATGACCAAGATGGTAGTTGGTTAGACTTACAAAAAATAACTGACCAAAACATTATTACAGCACATAGATGGCAACCTGCACTTGCAGGTATTGTTAGTTCTGGTAAGATGAACAACACAGGTAGTGAGATTAGAATTGCATATGATATGGCAATGACAACTGTAATTAAAGACACTTCTGACTTAATCTTAGATGGTATAAAAGACATATTATTTAAAGAGATGGGATTCTTAACAGAAGACTTATTAATACAATACGAGCCACCAGTATCATTTGCTACACAATTAGACCCTACTAAGATACTTACAATAAATGAGCAAAGAAAAATGTTAGATGAGGATTTCCCTATGTTAGAAGAGGGTAATATGTTCTTAACTGACAGAGAGCAAATTATTGTAACAAGAGATGATGACCAAGATGGTATTGGAGATAGCGAGAGTGAATTACAAGTAACAGAAGTTGAATCACAAAACGAAGAACAATAATATGGCAAACGTAAATCAATATATACCTTTAGTATCTGCAGGAGAAGTAATTAGTAATAGCTTTACAAATGCAAATACAGACCCTGCACTAATATCTAACAATACTATTTTGCTTACAGAATTAGCACACATAAAACCTGCTATAGGTAAAAAGTTTTATGAAGAGCTAAAGACACAACACAACAATGGCACTTTAACTACTGCTAACCAGACACTTATGGATGATTTTATGACAAGAACTTTATGTTGGTATGTAAGGTTTGAGGTTATAAATGAGGTGCAAAGCAACAGTAGTAGTATGGGTATTGTACACAATGTAGATGAATTTGCTACTATTGTAGACCCTTCAGAGCTTAATGCATATAAGCAAGACACATATAGAAAAGCAGAGATATACCTAAAAGATATGATTGACTATATGGAAGACTCTGACCAAAATGGTTTATATCCTACATATGAGTCTGATAGACCTGCAAGAGGATATGCTTACAAGAATCATGGTATTATTATGTATGATAGCATATACTCAAGACCAAGAACGTATAACTACAATAGTTGGAGAGATTTCTGTCCATGTGATGACTGTTAAAATTTAGATATATGCCTTGTTACGAATGTGAAAATGGATTGTGGAAATTTGGAGAAACTGGCAAGTGTCAGTATGAAACTAAAGAATCGTGTGAAACTGCTAACAAAGACTATTATGCAAAGACATACAATGACTATCCACAGTCTGCAACTAACAATGCAAAGAGAGCTTTAAAGTGGGTAGATGAAAATGGTTGGGGTTCTTGTGGTACTGATGTAGGTAAAAAAAGAGCTAGGCAATTAGCAAACAGAGAAAGTTTATCAAGAGATACTATAGCTCGTATGGCATCATTTAAAAGACACCAACAACACAAAGATGTACCTTATGATGAGGGCTGTGGAGGGCTAATGTGGGATTGTTGGGGAGGTACGAGTGGAATTAATTGGGCTATTAGAAAGCTAGAACAAATAGACAAAGAAAAAAATATACTTGACATATTATTTAAAAATTATATAAATAAACATGGCAGCTAACGAACACAAAAATTTAACTGATGTAAACAGGCACAACCCAAAAGGTTTTGAGTCTGCTACTAATGATACTTTGCTTAGCAAAACCATAGGTAGTGGTACAGACAATACTGATGGTAGTTTGTTATGGGTAAAGAAAAACTTAATTAAAGTAGATTCATACGATATACAAGGATATAGTGTTTTAAGTAACTCAAATTATCATTATGGTGCAAATATGACTGATGGTCAATCACCAAATGAGTATAACCAAGACTATGGTGCATCAACTATTGGTAACGTAGAATTTGATGTAGGTGATTTTTTTAAGGTAAAATCATTTGTTATGCATCAAGCGTGTACATTAAACACAATTACGATGTGGGCAAATGCAACATCTGCAGCAACAATAACAGTAGCTTTATGTAAATTAACTTTTGTTGCAGGTAATACAGGTAATGTTGCACCAGTATTGTTAAATGAATTAAGCATAACAGGACAGTCAAGTAATGATAATTTACAAGCTGTTACTAATGCATCGCCAGAAACAAGTTTGGCAAAAGGTGATGTGTTGTTTGCAATGGTCAAAGCATCTAATGCAGCAACAACATATTTTAAGTTAGGAATAGGAGTAGGATATGACAATTAATAATAAAAATACAATGAAAGGAACAATTGAAGATACGATACAAGTGGGAATGGCAAATGCAGGAGCAATAGGTATATCTTTAGCATCAGTTAATGAGGTTTTAACGACTATATCTTTGCTAATAGCAATAGGATTCTCAATATATAAATTTACAAAAACAAAGAAATAATGGCAGATTTAGTAACGACTTTAACAGAAAGTGTAACCTTAAATGGTGCAATTAGAGGAACAACAAATAGTGTAACAACAACAGGCATAAACAATGTGTTTGAAAATATTGTAACTTGCACAAGTACACAAACTACAGTATTAGCAGCTTTTGATTCTAACTCTTATGGTTCAGCAGTACAAATAGACAAAGAAAACGTAAGGTATATCAGAGTAACTAATTTAGACTCTACAAACACTTTAGAATTAGCAGTAGTAGGTGCAGCTACATTATATCAAGTATTACTAAAAGCAGGACAATCACA